CTCCACCACCGCCGTCGACCCCCGCACGCGCGGGCGGAACCCCCCCGCCGAACGGGGAGAGACGTGCATGAAGCCGGCGGCGGCCTCCTGCCTGACGATCAGGGCGGCCGCCGACAGTTCCCGCTGAATGTCGCGGCGGAGCTGCTTGTCGATCTGGCCGAACGCCCGGACGAGCTCGTTCAGCCCCTCGACCTTGACCGCTCCTGCCATCGGGCTACGTGGTCGCCATGACGACGGCGCCGGTGCAGGTGAACTTGACCTGCGTGTCGGAGCGGTCGCCGACCTTGCCCGACAGGGGCATGTAGTCCATCAGCAGACAGGTCGCGGTGAACGACGGGTTCGTCGTCGAGACTGCCGCGTTGAGCGGAACGATCGCCACCGTAAACCCGGTGCTCGAAAGCAGCGGCCACAGGGTGGCGTTCACTTTCGCCACGGCGAAGTCCTGCAGAAACGTCACGGTGATGGTGTCCGAGCGCAGGCCGACCGCGTGTTGCGTCGCAGTTGCGCCCATGGCGGTGATGTCTACGTCGTTCTGCGAGATGGCAACCTCGACCGAGTCGACGTGGTCTGACAGGTCAACCCCGTTCGCGGTGACCTTGGCATTGGAGAGAATCACAACACCCACTTGTCGCCCCTTCCCCTAGATTGTGCCGCCCCGGATCGGGGGCTGGCTTACTGCGCTGCGGCTACGCGCCGCAGATGACGTACACGTCCCACTCCGCGCCGAGCACGGAGGAGCCGTCGGAGCGCACATACTCCTGGTAGGCGCGGCACTCCCTTACGTCCAGGTCGGAGCACGCCCCGCCCAGAGTCTTGTCGGTCTCGATCGCGTCCTGCACCGACGATGCCGAGCCGGTGCCGATCATCTCGTCGAGCAGCTTCTGCGCCCCGATGTCGCTGACGGCGCCGACGAACGCGAACACGACCATGTACCAGTTCTCGGAGCCGCCACCCATCGCCTGCCCGTACTCGACACCCACATCGGTGGAGGGCCGTACCCAGATCGTCGGCGGCGTCGGGTTGCTCAGCACATAGGCAGAGACCTGCTCGACACCGGCGACGCTCTGGAGGTTGGCGGCGAGGCCGGCGCGGATCGCGGCGAGCGAACTCACCCGCTCGGCCGCTCACGCTGGTAGTCGGCGACAAGGAACCTGACGGACGGATCCGTGACGGCGAGACGGGTGACGGCGCCGACGTCCATCCCGATCGCAACGACGCCGAACGGCGCCTCCCGAGCGCGGCGGAGCAACTGCGTGGCGAGGATCGTGACGGCCTCGACGATCGCGCCCGGTACCGCCGCCCACCCGAACTTCCCGGTCACCTCGACCGAGCGCGGCCACGGCGGCAGAGCCCTCCCCCACACGAGGTTGACGGTGGCGCGCGTCCACGGCCTACCGTCCGAATCGGCGTTGTTCGGCTCGAGCACGAACCACTGGTTCAGCGTCCACGCCTCCTCGTAGATCCCGTCGCCGTTTCGGTCGACCTTCAAGCTGGTGAGCGTGATCAAGTCGTCGATCAGGCAGGTGCTGCCGGTCTGCGGCGTGTAGTGCCTCACCTGGTTGGCGTCGCTGTCCGGGTAGAACCGGCGGTTGCAGGCGCCTTCGATGCCGCGCGATGCCGCCTCGATCGCGGCGGTCACGTCGTCCTCCGCGAACGTGGTGCCCGTGAGCTCGAGTGTGGCCTTGAGTTGCTCGTTGGTGAGGTAGACGGTCACGCGCCCTCCGAGGTGATGCGCACGAGGATGTAGGAGTCGTTGGGGAACGTCTGGATGCCGCCGCTCTGGTAGGTGACCTGCCAGTCGGCGAGGTAGAGGCCGGAGACGCTCGTGTTCCCGGCCAGCCAGGCGTAAGACACCTTGCCCTTGGAGCCGTCGACGCCGGTGCCGTTCTGGTCGTTCGACGCCGCCGCGTTGATGACGGGCGTGCCGCTGCCGTTGATCGGAGCGACCCTGAACTTGACGGTGGCGTTCTGGATGTTGACGGCCGCGCCGGTGGAGTCCTCGAGCGTCGTGTGGATGATGCTGGTCGTGTCGCCTACGCGGAGGAAGAAGTCTGCTACTGGCATCACGGCCCTTTCATGAGGTGGCCTCGACGATCTCGGTGACGGCCTGGAAGACGACAGGAGCGTCGTCGCGGTCGCCGACCTTGCCGCTCAACGGCGTGTAGCTAGTGATGATGCAGGTGGCGGAGAACGTCGGGTTCGTCGGCCCGGTCGCCAAGCTCTGCCGCGGCTTGGCCGTCACGGTGAACCCCGAGCTCGACAGCAGGCCGGATAGAACAGCGTTGACCTTCGTGACCCCGAAGTCCTGGAGGAAGGTGGCTTGGATGACATCGGTGCGTATGCCGAGCGTCCAACGGGTCGCGGTGTCGCCGTAGCTTGTGACGTCGATCGGGGCAGAGTGAGTGCCTACCTCGAGCGCGTCGAGATGGTCGGAGAGGTCGATGCCGTTGACGATCAGCCCGCCGTCGGTGAGGACACGGAGCGGCGCCAGCACCGGGTGGCCGCCGGCTCTCGCGCCTGTCGCGTAGAGCCTGGCGCGACCCGCACCGGTCTTGCCGAGGTGGAGTTCGTCCCTGCCTGTCGCGTAAAGCCGAGCGAGTCCAGCGCCGGTCTTCTGGTAGGTGTTGCCGCTGGCGGGGATGTACTGCTTGGCTCCGGTCGCATAGAGCCGCGCGAATCCCGCCCCGCGCTCAACATAGGTGACCGCGTTGCTGCCGCCCCCGTAGGCGCGAGCAGCTCCGGCGCCTGTCTTCTGATATCCGACGTGGCCGCCGACTCTGCTGCCCGAACCGTAGATGCGCTGGACGATTGTGCCGCCGCCCCACGGCGTCGCGCTCCAGGCGTCGCCCCACCCGACCGTCTTAAGGTTGCTGCCGGTCTCGACGTAGACGCACGCCTTGCGGCCCGCCGCGTACGCCCTCGTTGCTCCCGCTCCGGCCTTCTGGTAGACGATGCCACCGGCCACCTGTTCCGGGAACGGCACAAGCGGCGATACGCGCCTGCCGGTGGTGCCGCCAGTTCTACTTCCTGCTGCGCTGAGCCGAGCGACCCCGGCGTTGCGCCGGTTGAGCAGGCTCGCGTCCTTGCCTGCCCCGTACAGGCGGACTGCCCCGACCCCCGTCTTTTGGTAGACGGTGCCACCGGCACCGAGCGGGTAGTCGCTCGAAGTCTGAGATACCGCCAGGGCGTCGAAATTGATCGTGCAGAAAACCGAGAACCCGGTCGTGTGTCCTAGGTAAATACCGTTAACCGTGGAGGCGGCAACCGCATACGTAATCTGCGTCTGCGCGGCACCATCGAGTTGGTAATCGACAACCCACGGATTTGCACTCTGGTTTAGACGAACATCGAGCAGATACCACTGGTTGACGACCGGCGTGATGGCTGAGAGATGATCCATCGTCTGCGCCGTGCCATTGATCCAGCCGAACTTGTTAGCGGTCAGGTCGTAGCCGAAGCGAGGACCGCCGTTGAGCGTCATCAGTTCGATCCCCTGACTGGGAATAGCCGTCAGGCGGATGTAACAGCGTACGACCGTAATCGCGCCGGCAGTAAAGGACTTGAGCCCGTAGCACGGGTCGCCGTTCATCTTCGCTGACTGAACCCCAGTCTTGAAGACGGTGGTATCAAGCGAGGCGTTCGAGTTCCCGGCGGGGAAGATCGACGCAATCGTCCCCGTCTCGAAGTCCTCGCTCAGAACGAGCGTGGGGGGTCCGCCCGCCCTGCTTCCAGTCGCGGAGAAGTGGGCGACACCCGCGCCTGTCTCGCCGTAGGTGACTTGCTTAGTGCCGTATCCCTTGGGCATCTACGTCAGCCACGCGAACCCGGTCTTCGTGTAGGTGGTACCACCAGCCGACGGAGGCGCGATCGCGATCAGGGTGGACTGGCTGTTGCTCGACGCCCCCGTGGCCGTGATCGACCCTGTCGCCGCGTGCGATCCCTGCAGTAGGTCGGCGAGCAGCACCGACGCGTTGACGATGGCCGGGTGCTGCCGGTCGTTGTACGACCCGGGCGGAGTATAAGTGGCCCCGGAAACAGAGTTGCCGCACGCGAACACCAGCATGCAGCCGTCCACGCTCGGCGAGATCGTCGTGGCCGTAAACGACGTCGACGTCAGCCGGTTGAACGCGCTCGACGTGTCGATCGGCGTCGTCGTGTTCCCGCCCGTATACGCCGCCATTGCCGCCGCCGAGTCGCCGGTCGTGATCGTCACGTTGTACGACGCCGGCTCGCTCGCAGCAACCCGGTAGTAGGTTTGGCAGCTCGGCCCGGTCGCGGAAACAGCCTGAATGGACGTCCACCCGGACGGGGTCGACGGCAACCTGCCGGAGCCCGCCACCACCACGATCAAAATGAGGATGTCGTCGTTCGCCACCCCGGCCGGGACGTTGATCGTGAGCGTGCCGCCACCGACCAGCGTCTTGTTCGTGGCGGACCGAAACGCGACAGCCATCTATGTCACCGCCACCGATTTCCATACGTCAGAGGTAGCAACCTTTATCCATATCTTGTACGTCGGGCCGGTGCTGCTAAAGGTGGCACCTAGCGTCCCGAGAGGGGTTAGAGCACCTGTCGAGAAATCTGCGTCGGCAATCGTCAGCGTACCGCTGCCGCTCTTGTACTTCACCGGGATCCCTGCCCCGGGATGCCAGATCGTGTACCCAAACGTCGACGGGCCGGAGTCCGCGAACTTGTTCTTCTTCCCGGCAGTTCCCGTCGTCGTAACCGGGGCGAGGATGATGTTGCCGCTCGCGTTGACGTTCGTGTTCGTCAGATATGTGCCGATCGAGTTGTCGCCCACGGTCGTGATCCCGCCGATGAACTGGCAGTTCTGAACCGACCCGGTCACCTTGTAGTACGGGTTCGTATTGTCGGCGCTCTCACCGCTGTTGTTGAGGAACGTACTGTGGTCGGTCGTGTCGCTGTCGAGCTGGAACGCGATCGATGTGCCTTCCATGTAGTTGTCCTGGCACGTGGAGTGGAAGAAGTCGCCTTGAAGCTGCACCCACGGCGCCGACCCGCTGTAGAACCCGACGTTGTCCCGGACAACCCAGCTGTTGTAGTTCACGCCGGTGCCGAACAGCGCGAGCGGCATCCGCACCGAGTTGCAGTCGATGATCCTGCCCCACGCACTATCGGCGTTACCGCCGGCGGACTGCACGTACACCGCCGGGCACGTCAACGATGCGCCCGTATCGCTGAAAAACGCGCAGCGACGAACGAGAGGGAAGTCGGTGTTATAGAACTGGATGATGCTGGTCAGCGCCGTGCTCGTCCCGTGCAGGACACTGAATACGAGCTCCTCGAAGACGCAGCCGTACCCGACGAGCGTGGCGGTCGAGTTCTGCACCTTGATGAACTCTGTGCCCGCCGAGCTGCTTGACACGAGGCGGGATACTGACTCGCTGCCGTAGTGGCCTCCGAGTCCGCCGCGGGTACCCCGAATGTGAACGGGCTCGAGCGGTCGGATCAGTATCCCGGCGCCGACGTCGTGGTCTCCGGGCAGCACCTCGATCCGGCCGACGGCGGTGAGCCCGTTAACGTCGGGGGAATAGTTCGCCATCGCCGTCGTCCGAAGTTCGGTGTAGGCGGCCTGGATCGTCTTATATGCGTAGCCTGGTCCGAGCCCGCGAGTGGCGGCAGCGCCGTCGTTGCCGTTGGCGTAATCGACGTAGCGGACGAGATGGTTCGCGATGTAGTGCGGTAGTCCATCCTGAGCGGCGATCATCGTGTCCATCGCCGAGCCCCAGCCGGTCGAGAGGTTCGCGGGCTGCGGCCAGCCGAAGTTCGTTGTCATCTCAACCCACCTCCGTCCGCCCGCTACCAACGAGCACGCGGGTGCGGCTCGTCGATGCCGCCCCGTTGCTGGTGCCGTCGTCGCTCGAGGTTTCCGTGATGCTGTCGTTCAGCA